CTAACCCTCCTGCGGAAAAGCAAAGCGCGCCACGATCCGGCGCCGCCAGGGGGCGCTGAGCGGGCTTTCTACAACCCCATGCCCGCTATAGGCATGGATGAAACTGGCCTGCGCACCGGTTTCGGCCTGCAACCCCAGGTGCTTGGCCACCGCGCCCGACCGCATCCGGAAAAGCAGCAGATCGCCCGGTGCCTCGCGCCCCGGCGGACGCGGCACGAAATGCCGCCGCGCCGCGTGCCAGAGCGATTCCTCGCCCGTCACCTCGGACCAGTCGAAGCTGTAGGCGGGCACGCCCTCGGGCTCGGCCCCCACCAGTTCGCGCCAGACCCCGCGCACCAGCCCCAGGCAATCCGCCCCCGCCCCCCGGCACGATGCCTGGTGGCGGTAGGGCGTACCGATCCAGCCGCGTGCCAGCCGCACCGCCGCAAGACCCTGCTCGCTCATGACCGGCGGCTCCCGCCGTCCAGACGGCGTTCGCGGCTGGGGTCCGTCAGAGACCAGTCATCGCCGGGAATGTCGGGAAACCCCTGGAAGTTCAGAAAGTTGTTGAATTTGAAACGGCATGTCTCCGCCCGCTTATCGCAGCCCGCCACCAGGCGCACCCGGTCCCCCGGCGCGACGGCGGCGCGCAGCGGATGCCACAGCCCGACCGTCCGCGCGCCCCCCTCCAGCCGATCATGCTTGATGCTGCCCGACAGCCCCTCAGCCGCGCCATCCAGCACCACCAACCGCCCGAACCGGAACCAGCCCGACGCCCAGCCATCCAGGTCGCCCAGGCCAAAGACCCGGCGTTCGTCGACCCATACCACGGCCACCTCGACGCTGTGATCGGGGGTCGACAGATCGACCCTGCACGCGCTGTCCCCCAGCACTGCGCCGCAGGGCTTTTGATAGACCCGCCCCTCTGGCTGGTTCAGCGCATCTGTCAGCCCGCGCAATTCGGCCTCGAACGCCCCGCCGGCGCGGCGCATCTCGCCGATGCGGGCGCGAAACATCAGCACCCGCTGCGAGACGTCCTGCCAGTTCACCAGCCAGGCGCGCACCTCGGCCCTGTCATAGCGGCCAGCTTCGATATCGGCCTCGCGGATGGCGGCGTCGCTCAGCGCGCCCAGCGCCTCGGTATTATCGACCGACAGGCCGGTGCCCTGTTGCAGGGCCAGCGCGCTCAGCCCGGTATCGGCACGAAAAGCGATCCCGTCGAATTCGAGAGGCCCGTCATGGTCGGTAAACCCCATCTCGACCCCGTCGCGCCGCCGCACCGTCCAGCAATGGCACAGCGTCGTGTGCCCGCTTTCCAGATGCGCACGCAGCGCCGTATCCAGCCCGCTCATACCCGCACCTCGACCACCGGCACGCTAGGCGCGTCACCGGCCTGAAAACTGGCAATACTGGTCTCGATCCGGTCGGTGCCAAAGCGCACCGGAACGTCGAATTCGAACCCGGCGCTGACCTGCGCGGTCTTGCCCGGCGGGCTGGCAAAGATGATCATGCCGGTGGTGGTGTCGAGCGTGTAATGCACGCCCTCGCGCTGGGGCACATCACCCAGCGCCACCCGCACCGTGCCCACGACCGGCTTGGCAATGGGGCGGTCATAGACATGCGGTCCGGAACGATAACGCTTGATCAACTGAAACGCCGTGGTGGCCCCGTCACCGACCCCGATCAGCTGGTCATCCGCCGCCGGTTCCTCGCGCGCAGGGCAGGATTTGTAATCGGTCCAGTCTTTCCAGCGGAATGCGCAGACCTGCCCCTGACGAGCCTCGAAGAAAGCGATCAGCGTTTCGATATCGTCCAGGCTGCGCAGCGCCACCCCGGCGTCATAGCGCCGGCGCGAATGCCGCCAAGGGGTGTTGCGTTCTTCAAACCCGTTGGCCAGCGTGACCACGTCGGTATGGCGTTCCGGCCCGCCGATCGAACCAAAGCTCAGCGATGTCGGGAAACGCACCTCGTGAAAACCCATCTCTGCCCCCTCCCTGTCAGCGGTTGCGATTGCCACGGGCGATGGCGCGGCTCAGTTCCGCCGCGACCTGCCCGCGGCTGCGGCGAAAGCCCTCGGCGTCAGGCGTGTGCACGTTCATCACCACGCTGACGGGCCGGCCGCCGCCCTCGGCCCGCACCCCCAGCTTGCCATCGCTGCCGCGGGTCAGCGGCATAATCGCCTCTGGCCCGGCCTCGCCCATCAGGCCCAGACCGCGCCGCATGGGAAAGGTCGTCGGCCCGCTGATCACCGCGCCGCGCGCAAACGGCATCACCCGCCCCAGGGCAAAGCCCGCACCCTTTTCAAAAGGCAGGATTCCGTCAACCAGCGCCCCCACGCCCTGCGCAACCAGCCCGCCGACATGATCCGTCACCGGCCGCATCGCGACGTTGAAGGAGGCGTTGATCATCGACTGCGCCAAGGTGCGCAGCGCCTCTGACAGGCTGTCGCCCTCGACCACCGCGCCGCGTATGGCCGAATTCAGCCCCCGGCTGATCCCGCGCTCCAGCGTCGCCACGTCCTGCCCGGTGCCGGCAAAGGTTTCGCGCATGCGCGCCATCTCGGCATTAAAAGCCGCCGCCATGCCGGCGGCGTGGCCGAGATTGTCCTCCATCGCCTCGATCTGCAGATCGAAATCGTCGCCCTGCCCGAAACTATCCATTTCCCATACCCCCTGAACCGTCGGGAAAATCCCGCATCAGCTCGTCCAGCCGGTCGCGCATCAGCGGCGCGGTGCCGCCGGGCCCGCCCAGCATCAGTTCCAACTCTGACGGTGTCAGCGCCCAGAACTCTGCCGGGCTGAGCCCCAGACCGCGCATTCCCGCCCGCATCAGGGCCGACCAGTCGAACGCGCTCATGCCCCCGCCCCCGGCGCCATGAAGGCCCGCGCCAGCAGCTCTGCCGCCGCCCGCGCGGCCCCCAGCGCCCCGCCCTCGATCCGCGCCGAAACCAGGTCGGTGGCCTGCCCGCGCCACCCCCCGCCGCGCAGCCCCGCCACGATCAGCGCCAGCACGTCACGGCTGGAAAAGGCGCTGCTTTCGAACCGTTCAACCAGTTCGACCAGCGTGCCGGTTTCCAGCGCGGCCTCCAGCTCTGCCAACGCGCCAAGCGTCAGCTTCAGCACATGGCGTTCGCCGTCGATGACCAGCGCCACCTCGCCCGCGTATGGATTGGCCACCGCGCCCGCCACGGTCACAGCGCGGTAAAGGTCAGCCGCCCCGCCGAGGCGAGCGACAGCTCATAGCTGGCCTCGCCGTCATGGGCGCCGGAGTATTCGATACCGCCAACCTGGAATGGCCCCTCGATGGTGCCGAAATCGGGGATCACCACCTGGAAATCAGGCATTTCGCCGTCAAAGAAGATCTGGCGCACGCGTTCGTCGCTGGCCTCGTCGCGAAAGATGCCCGAGCCGCTGACCGAGGCCGATTTCACCCCCGCCCCGGCCAGCAATTCGCGCCAGCCGCCGGCGGAATCAAGGCTGGTAACATCCACCGCCTCTGCGTTGAAGCTGATGCGCGTCGCACGCAGCCCCGCCACCGTCTGGAAATTGCCCGACCCGGTCAGGTCGATCTTGACCAGCAGGTCCTTGCCGTTCTGTACTGCCATGTCCTTGTCTCCGAAATCAGTGTGTCAGGTTGTCTCTTCCACCCGCGCGCGAAAGCGCAGGTCGATCCGGCGCAGGTCATCGCCACCCTCGCGTCGGGCGCGCGCCCGGTCGAAATGCAGCGCCACCAGCCGCCCGCGCGCCAGGTTCAGCGGCGCATCGGCCAGCCCGTCGCTGATCGCACCCGCGGCCTCCTTGGCGGCCAGGAAACCGGCCGCGCCGCTCACCACCGAAACGGTAAAACTGTGCCAGGCCCCCTGCCCCGATCCGTCGCCGCGCGCACGTGCCTCTTCGGGTCCCAGCGTCACATAGATGGGCGGCAACGGGCCCGGCGGCGGCGCGTCGAAAATCGCCGTGCCCACCAGTGCCGCCAACGCCTGGTCGTTGCTCAGCCGCTCATAGACGGCCCGTTGCAGCCCCGCCGCGATGCCATAACTCATGGCGCCACCTCCTCGGTTGCGAAACAGGTCAGGTAACGGCCCTGCGGATCGGCCTCTGCCACCGCCTCGATGGCAAAGACCCGCGTGCCGGCGCGCAAACGTTGCCCGGGAACGGGGCGCGACAACGCGCCATGCGGCGCCGCGCGCACCACGATGCGATAGCCCGTCTCGGACACACCCACCGTTCCGCCCGCGCGCTCGCGGCCCGTGCGGGCACGGATATCGGCCCAAAGCGTGCCGACCTCGACCCAGCTTTCAGCAAAGCCCCCGGCGCCGTCGGGCACCCGCTCGGCCCGCTCCAGCACCAGCCGGCGGTTCAGACGTACCGGCGCGCTCATGACGCCGACCCCATATAGACCCGCACCCCGCGATAGCGTTCGATCAGGCTGGTCACGCCGAAGGGCATGCAGCCCTGGCCCAGCGCCGTCTCATGGCGGTATTCGTGGTAATGCGCCGCCAGCATCAGCACCGCCTGCCCCAGATCGGCGGGCAGATCGCCCCAGGCGCCTCCCATCCCGGCGGTGAACGAGATCACCACCGCCCCGCCCGTGGGTATCTCTGGCAGCAGCGCGCCGGCAGGGCGCAGCACCGGATGGTGGGTGTTTTCCTCCAAACGGTAACGCGCCGTGTCGACCACCGCCTCGCCGCCGGCACTGTCGCGCAGCACCATGCCTGTCACCGCCGTCACTGGAGCCACCGGCAGCACCTGCCCCTCGCGGCTGCGCCAGCGCCAAAGCGTCCAGGTAAAATCCCTCGCGATCAGCGCCTTGCCGGTTCGCGCCTCGATCGCCGAGAGCGCCGCGCGCAAGAACCCTTCCAGTACCGCGTCCTGCACATCGTCATCCGAAAAGCCGGTGCCAAGCCGCAGATGCGCCTTGAACTCATCCAGCGGCAGCGCGGCCTGCGGAATCCCTGTTTTTTCGCTCAAAATCATCGGTTTACTCCAGAAACCTCCGGCCCTCCCGCGCCCCCGGCGCAACCCTGACAGCACGCCCTGGCCACACCCGGCCGGAAGAGAAAGCCGGGCGCCGGTATCCTTGTTCGGACTCGGTGCGCATTCCCGGGCGGGACACGCCCCGCCCGGGCCATGCGGCGACTACGCCGCGGCAAATTTCAGCAGCTTGATCGCGGCGAAATCACTGACATCGCCGCCCACACGCTTGGTGGCATAGAACAGCACGTGCGGTTTGGCGCTGAATGGGTCGCGCAGCACGCGCATGTCGGGCCGCTCGGCAACGGTGTAGCCAGAGGAAAAATCGCCGAACGCGATCGCCATGGCGTCGCTGGCGATATCGGGCATGTCCTCGGCGATCAGCACACGGTACCCCAACAGGCGCGCCGGTTCGCCCGCGGCCAGCCCGTCAGACCACAGGAACCGGCCATCGGCATCCTTGAGCTTGCGCACAACGCCCGCGGTTTTCGAGTTCATCACGAATGCCGCATTGGCGCGGTATTCCGCCCCCAGCGAATACACCAGGTCGACAATGGCATCGGCCCCGTCAAAGGCCCCGTCCGCACCGGTCGGCACATAGCCCAGATTGCCCCAGCTCCAGACGTCGTTGTCCACCCCCGGATGGGTAAGAAACCCGGTTGGCTTGTCGATGCCGTCACCGTTGACAAAGGCGTCGGCCTCGGCCCGGGCAAACTTGTCGGCGATGCGGCCCGCCAGCCAGCCCTCGATGTCAAAGGCACTGTCGTCCAGCAAACGCAGGCTGGCCTTGGGCAACGCGCTCAGCTCGTGCAGCGGGATCGAGATGCGGTCGATGCTGGGGGTGGTGGTCTCGCTCACGCTGCCGCTCTCCGTGGCCCAGCCGTGGCCCATCTCGCTGTGGTCGATCAACACGTCATAGGACGTCGCCTCGACCCGCACGACATTGGCGATGGCCCGGATCGACGCGGTCGACGACAGCACGCTCTTGATCCGCTGGGCGGTTTCGGGATCGACCAGGTAGCCGCCATCGCCGGCAACGGCGGTGCTCAGGCCCTTGGTCTCCATCTCCAGCCCGCGCAGCGCATCGTCATCGCCCGAGCGCAGATAGGCGTCGAATGCCTTGCGGTGCGGCGCCTCCAGGTCGGCGCCAGCCTCCAGCACAGGGCGCCGCAGGGAAAGGGACTTGCGTTCGATCTTTGTCATCTCGTCTTCCTGTTCTTGAAACCGCTTGTGAATGTCGGCCTGAAAGCCTTTGAGTTCCTTCATAAAACCCGCCACGGCGGATTTGACCTCAGCGACCGGAGACAGATCTTCCCCGGCCCGAGAATTCGTCTCGGTCTTGCTCATCGCTCTTTTCCGTTCTCTTGATAGTTACGGCGCGCCTACAGTCGCACCAACTCCCGGCGCGCGTCCCTAAGGGCCGCAGCCAGCTCGCGCAGGGCATCGTCGGCCAGGGGGTCGCCCTTGGCCCTCACCCGCGCACTGGGAAGCATCGGAAAGGTCACCAGCGACACCTCCCACAGCTCCAGTTCCCGCAAAAGCCGCCGGCCCTCGCCGTTTTTCACCGCCCGGATGGTGCGATAGCCGATGCTCAGCCCGTCAATGGCCCCCGCCGCGATCAGTGCTGCCGCCTCGCGCGCCCGCGCCACCGATTCCAGCAGCTGCCCCCTGACGAACAGGCCCTTGTCATCCTCTCGCACCTCGTTCCACACGCCGATGGGCTGGGCCGGGTCATGCTGCCATAGCATCTTGACCTGCCGCCCCTCGGCCGCGAGCCGCGCCAGCGACCGGGCATAGGCGCCCTTTTCGACGATGTCGCCGCCGCGATCGCGGCTGCCGAACAAGCTGGCATAACCCTCGATCACGCTGTCGTCGGTCACCGCCAGCTCTCCTTCAAAGCGGCAGAATTTCCGCTCCAGCTGCCAATCCGTGTTCATCCCGTCTTTCCTTTCTCTCGGCCCGTCTCAGGGGTTCGCCGTCAAGAGCGGCAGAACCGCCTGCGCCAGCAGCGCCGCCGCCGCCCCGAAAACCGCCAGCCATAACCGGCGTTCCAGCCGCTCCAGCGAGATCTCTATCTTGTCCAGACGCTGCACCAGCGCATCGTGCTGCAGGGCAAAGAACCGCTCCTGCGCCTCCAACCGCAGCGCCGGGGCGCATTCGAACGACTCGAAACCATAGCGTTCGCGCCGCCTGTCATCGGGCATCTGCGGCCTCGTCGCCCTCTGCCAGGGCCGGCAGACCCAGCAATGCGCGCTTTTCCGCCCCGGTCAGGAAATCAGCAGCGGCCACGCGGCGCCACTGCGCATCGCGCTCGGTCGCCAGCGCCGGCACCCGGTCCAGGTCGGGGCCCAGTTCCAGCGCCTCGCCGGTAAACCGGACCAGCCACTCCGCCATCCGTGCCGTAACCCGCGCCGCCAGCGGCAACACCGTCAGCCGGTAAAAGGCGCGGTTGGCCTCCTGATAGTTGGCATAGGTGGCGTCGCCCGGAATCCCCAACAGCATCGGCGGCACCCCAAAGGCCAGCGCGATCTCGCGCGCGGCGCTTTCCTTGGTTTTCTGGAACTCCATGTCCGAGGGCGAAAACCCCATCGGCTTCCAGTCCAGCCCCCCTTCCAGCAGCATCGGCCGCCCGGCATTGCGCGCGCCCTGATGGTGGCTTTCCATCTCGCTCACCAGCCGGTCGTACTGGTCGGGGCTCAGGCTGCCCTGCCCCTCGGCCCCGCGATAGACGATCGCGCCCGAGGGTCGCGCGGCATTGTCCAACAGCGCCTTGGACCAGCGCGCCGCCGAGTTGTGCACATCGATCGCCTGCGCCGCCGGCTGCATGGACGACAGCCCGTAATGATCGTCCTGGGGGTGAAAGCTCTTCAGGTGACAGACCGGCGCCGGCCCCTCGCCGATGTCGAAACGGTGCTTGCGCCCGCCAACGGCGTATTCATACCCTACCGGCCAGCCATCGCGCCCTGGCACCACGCTCATCCGGTCCGAGCGCAACACATGCAGCTCCAGCGGCAATTGCCCCTCGGCACCGCCGACCGCCTCCAGGTAGGCATTGCCGGTCAAGAGCAGTTGCGCATAAAGCGCTTCGAACAGCTCGGCCCGGCCCTGCGCCGGGTTCGGCCGCGCGATCAGGCTCAGCAGCGGATGCTCGGCATAGCGCTCAGTACTGTCCTGCAGCACCAGCGGCAGCGCCGCGGCGGCCTCTGCCACCATCTTGACGCAGCGAAATCCGACCGGGTTGCCGGAAAACCCCGTCTTCGTCAGCGTCACCGTGTCCCGCGGGCTCCAGACCACGCGGCCGGCGCCGTGCCAGGCTACGACCGGCCCGGTGGCGCTGGCCTTCTGCTCGGGCGGCTCCGGCGCCACCCTGCCCTGACGGAAGAAATCCAAGATCATCTCCGGGGGTCTCCTCGTTTCCATGCCTCATGCGGCGCTGCACTCTGACCGCGCTTGATGGGCATCAGACGTTGAAAGGTTTACGAAAACTTTATCAGACCGCGCGCACCCGCGGCCGGCGCCACTTGGCCGCCGGTTCGATCATCAGATCGTTCAGCGCCCAGACCAGCGCATCCAGCCGGTCAGGGCTGCCACGCCCGGCAAAGCCCTGCGCGGTCATCGCACAAAGCTGCTCCTCCAGCGCGCCCAGATCGCCGCAGTGATGCACCCGCCCCTGTTCATATAGCGCCGCCACAGGCTCGGCCCGCGCCGCCTTGCCCCGGCTGGCGCGCACCTTGCGCACCGGCACCAGCGGGTCGACCTGGCGGATCACCTCTTCGACCAGGTCGCCGCCCTGGTTGACCTCGGCCACCAGCCGGTCGGCGCCGAACCGCTCCATCGCCCGGATCGCGGCTCTGGCCCAGCCGGCGGGGCTGGCGGCGGCAACGCTGCAATCGGCCAGCACCCAGGCTCGCCACGACTGCACCGGCCCGCACGTCACCGCCCCGGCGACCACGATGCCGCATTCGTCCGACTTTGGGCCACCCGTCACCGGTGGGTCGATCGCCACCACCACGCGGTCCAGCTCCGGCGGCGCCGCAACCCGGCAGGCATCCAGCACCGCCCCGGTCCACAGCGCGCCCTCGGTATCCTCGACCAACACGCCATCCAGCTCCTGCCGCCCCAGGCGGGTACCGGCATAGCGCGCGCGCACCTCCTCAAGGAAGGACTGCGCCAGATTGGCGGCGTTGGCCTCTGTCGACGCGCTTGTCACCACTGTGCTGTCGCGCGCCAGCAGGTCCTTCAGCGCCTTTACCCCGCGCGGAGTGGTCGTCACGCAGACCTGCGGGTTATCGCCCAGCCGCAGCGCGAATTGCATCATGTCCCAGGCCTCGCCCGCCTTTTTCCACTTGGCCATCTCGTCGGCCCAGGCACAGTCGAATTGCGGGCCGCGCAGGCTCTCTGGATCTTGCGCCGAAAATATCTGCGCGGTGGCGCCATTGGGCCAGACCAGCCGCCGCCGCGTCGCCTGCCATTCGGGCCGCCGGTCGGGTGGCGACGTGGCCAGTATGCCGCTTTCGCCGAACACCATCACATCGCGCGCCTGGTCCAGCGTTTCACCGATCAGCGCCACACGACGGCAGCGCCCGTCATCCAGCGGTCTGGCCCCCTCGACCTGGGCGCGCACCCATTCGGCCCCGGCGCGGGTCTTGCCAGCCCCGCGCCCGCCCATGATCACCCAGGCGCGCCATTCGCCCTCAGGCGGCAACTGGTGCTCCATCGCCCAGAAATCAAAGATATAGGGCAGCGCCAGCAACGCGCCCTCGTCCAGCCCGTTCAGAAACTCATCCTCCGCCGCCCGCCCCTCTGAGACGATCCAGGCGGCCGCGGACCGCAGCCCGCGCGGCGTCAAAGTCGATGGCGAAATCACGGGCAACACCCCCTTCGCGAGATTTGCGTTTTTCAA